CACCCTCGGCGACGGGGATTGCGGACTGCGCTTGGATTGCATTCGGCGTGCCTTCGCCCGTATCCGTCGCCATGATGAAGGAATAGGGAAGAGGCAAGGCATAGAGCCAAAAGCCGCTGCCAGGTCCGCCCGATTTTCGCCAGATCCCATTGTAGCCCGGGTTGGGATCGGCATAGACCCAGACCAGTCGGTCTTGAGCATAGGAGAGATCGGCGAAAAGGTCCGCTCTTGTTTCCTTTGCAGCAGACCCGGCGCCGGCTCCCACGGCGTTGAGTATCGTCTCGTATTGGGTCAGCAAACCGCGAACTTCATGTTTCATTGGCTCGGACGGACTTCCGATAGGGCCATCACGGAATACGTATGCTGCATTAGGGCTGAAGGTCATTCACAACGCTCCATCTGATCGCGATTTCTAAGGGCTCTGAACTTGCTTTGAGAGACGCAACTTCGATAGTGCCGGCGTGCGCCTCTCAATCGGCCTGTGCTTTTTCGTTCTGCGTTCGACGAAGCCACTCTCGTTGCGCCTCGGAGAGCTGATAACCACTGCCATCGCTGAACGTTGACCCGTCCGAGTGCGTGACTCCTGCTGGCCGCCGCTCAGTTTTATCATCCGCCTCGGTCGATCCGGGCTCGCCGTTCGACGATGGGCGCTTGATCATATCGTCCGTCATGGTTGGCGTTCCCTCTACTCAATTGACCAGTGCCGGCGCCTCGCGAACGCTCATCAAGCCCGCGATGATGGCTTCGACGGCGGAATCGAGCTTCGCTTGCTCCGCCGCTGACATCGTCCCGAGTGTCTGCTTGCCGATACGGCGATAGACACCAAGGATGAGACTGGCGAGCTGTTCGCGGTTGGAGTTGTCGGGCATCCTGTGCCGTTGGATAAACTCGGAAATTCCAAAGAGGCCAATCGCTAAGTCCGTTCGCACCGTCATGAGCCCAACCTCAAACGCTCTACTTCTTGAAGCCGTTGCTCCCGTCCCACCCCCCATGTCGGGTGCGCCAGCTTGAGCACTTCGATTTCTCGAAGGCACCGTTCGCGGGCCTGCTGGGTGGTTGCTCCCGCCGTCTTGTCGACAACGATCGCTGACGGGTTGCTCGGGACCGGCGTGAAGGAAAACTCCATCATGTCGCAGGCCGTGTAGCGCTGCGGTCCCTTTTTCGGATTGCCTCTGTCCAGCGGCTCGGAGGCGAGCGGTAGGAAGCCGATCGAGACGCCAGACACGGAGCCGAATTTGACGCGGGTGTAGACCGTATCGGCCTCGCGGTCCTCGCCTTCCGGCGGGAACTGGACGAGAGCATGAAGGCCGTTGGCTTGTCGCTCAAGGGCGATGCACTTGGCGACCGGCATGTTCGAATTGTGGTTCCAGAGGACCGTTCCGGCACCACTCGCCATATAAGACTTCCAGCTGATGCCCTCGGGAACGATGATTTCGCCGTCGCGGTCGACATCGCTCGTCGAAACGACAACATGCACCTGGCGCTTTTCCGAGAGGCCGGTTGAGCCAACTGCCTGAGCAGTGGCAGCGTAGAATTTCAGGATCTGGTTCATCGATACCCCTCAGACCAGGACGGCGGCGCCGGCCGCGATGAGTGCAGCAGCTTCAGGCGCAGTGGTTTCAAAAGTGGTGCCGGAGGCAATGATGTGCGGAAAGGCGATGTTCTCGCCCAGGCCGAGGCGCTTCGGAAACCCGGGCGGGCACTCGGCGGAATAGTCCGCCGTCAGGCGGACGCGCTTGGCGACCGGATCGCCACCCATCGCGCCGCGGCTAAGATCGGCAATGATCGGCGTTCCGCCCACAGAACCGATCTGCACATTGTTTGTCCAACCAGCCATCGATCAGCCTCCTCAGAAAGCCGCGCCCTGCCAGCGCACGCCCTGAATGACGGCAACCGACTGGAACTGGCGCATCTGGAAATCGTGCTCGGCAATGCCGCGAATGAAGGTCATGTCGTTCTGGACGGCAGAAACAACATTGCCGCTCTGGTCGATGATGCTCGCTTCCTTCGACACCAGCAGCTCAAGCGTAGCCGCATCGAAGATGATCGTATCCATCATCTCGGCGATCATAACGAAGGAGCAGTCGGTATAATTCCCGGTGCTGTCGTAGAAGTTGGTGCCGATCTGCGTCGTCTGCATGATCGGATACCCAAACAGTGTGCCCTTCTCCAGGATTTCGGGATAGACCGGAAGAAATAGCGAATTTTTGGCATGGGCGAGAAACAGGAACGTCCTCGGGTGCATGAACCAGACGCGCTTGCGCTCCTTGACGTTTGCCGAGGCAAGCCGCGTGACCGCACCGACGAGCTCGTTGTGGACGGTCGCAAGGTTGAAGTTGGCAACCGAGCTGATGAAGTTGCCGCCGGTCGAGTTTGCGGGGTCGGGACCGTTCGCGCCATAGGTCGATGCTGCGGTAGTTTTCCAGAGGGCCGCCGTACCGCCGTTCGCGACTGCCCAGGTGTTGAGGGCACTGAGCATCCCCCGCGGGCTGTCCTGTGTGCCATCGCCAGTGAGGAAAGCGAGGTCCTCGCGCAATGCCATGACCTGCAGAAGATCGTCCCGCACCAGCGCATCGACGCCAGGCGAGCTGTAGCGGAGCAGGTCGTTCGAAATCGGTACGATCGCACGCAGTTTCTTGTAGGTAGCGACATCACCCCCGAAAGCCGGCTGGGCGGTGTTTATCCTCGAGACTTCGCTGCCATATGTTGCCACCGCCGCACCGGTCTGGCGCGGTACGCTCATATTTCCTCGAGGCATGTCGAGAAGACGTGGCCCAGCCGCGCGGACTGCCGTCTCTGCGCGAAGCAGCGGTGTGATTTCGGCCATCGTGTCAGGTGGCACGAGGACGCCGCCGGCGGACCCAGCGGAAACTTGCAGCGCCTTGGTCACGGGATGGCGTTCGCCATACGCGTCCTTTGCGATCTCGTGCGAAGAGCCCCCGTGACCGGCTCCGACCATGCGCGTGATTCCGCCCAGCACGAGGGACTTTTCGAGCACATAGGGATCGCGCTCGAATGATGCTGGCACTCGCGACGCGCCGAATTCGGCCATATCGCTCAGAATGGCGATCTGCGCATCGACATCGGTCACCGCTTTTTTCGCGGTCTCATATGCTCCGGCATCTCGGACGGGATCGAAACTGGCCTTGTTCACCAGCGCTTCGAGATCCTTGAGCTTTACCCCGCGCACCGTCTTCAGATTGGCGAGTTTGACGTTGATGCTCATTTCTGTTCCTTCGTGGTTTCTTCGGTGTCGGCGTGGGGTGGCGGGGTCGGAACGAAATCGAGGGCGCCGCTACGGACGGCAGCCATGGCGATGTCGGCGAGCAGGTCGAGCTGCTCACCGTGCTGGTAGCTCTTGCCGTCGGGCGCCTGGTACCCGCCGCGGAGAACAACGACGCGGCTCATGCCATTGCCTATGGTCGACGGTAGTGGATCACGCTGCGGCCTCGTCCGAGGCGGCGCAATCCGCTTTGCCACCTTCTCGACCACGCGCTTGACGGGCGACACAGGGAGGACTGACTTGGGCTTCGGGCCGTTCATCTGGTCGAGATAAGCCGTCCAGGGGTCGAGCATTTCGCGTCTAAGCAGCGGAAATGCAAAGGGCGGAAAGAGGATTCCGCCATTTTGGCCGAGCAGACTGATAGCCTTCTCATGAAAGGCGGTGGCCTGCTCGTTCATCGCGATCGCCGTCAGCATGGCCTCGCGAAGCCGGTCAACGATTTCAACTTTCTCCGCGCTCAGGTCCTCGATGATCTTGCGGCGAGCTCGATCGCGGGCGGTATTGAGGCGCTCGGCAAGCTCGACGCGGGCAAGGCAGATGCCCTCAAGTGCCAATTCGGTATCCGCCTTGATCTGCTCATCAGATTTGAGCGCGGCGTGATCGCCGGTTCGCAGGTGCGCGCCACGACGGACTGAGATTTCGTCGACGCGCCGGCGGAGGCCCTTCTCCTCGGTATCGAGTTCTGCAATTTTCGCCTCGACCTCGAGAACACTTTCATCGGTGTTCTGGTCGAAAAGTTTGCTGAGAAAACCCATGCCTTTGCTCCTTTTGAACAAAGCATGGCGACAGACCGATGCAATTTGAAC